TTTTGAAATTTTTAAAAAAACAGAAAGATGTACTCAAATTTTAAATTCTAAAAATAAGAATATTCCGGCTTCTCAAGTATCTGCTATGTCAATATCAATATATTTATTATAATAATCGTCAGCCTATCGTCAGCCTATCGTCAGCCTATCGTCAGCTTATCGTCAGCCTATCGTCAGCCTATCGTCAGCCTATTGTCGGTATACTTGTCTTCTGGAATATTTGCGGATTTTAAATATATTCCAGCAGTCGCGGTAAGCAGTTTATAATGATGGTATTATTTCGTAGTTTAAATCTACGCATATCTTTTTCCATATCTGATCCTGAACATAGAGCTTTTCTCTGCTTTTCAATAATGGAAAATATTTGAGGTATTCGTTGAGCCCGAGTATCTGAAAGAACTTATAGAGAACATAGCTATATGACAAAAAATTCTTTCTATCTTTCGGACAATGTTTCAAAAAAGGCGCTTGGATGCTTCTGAACATATTACATAGCTTATCCTCTAATTCAGGACTGAATTGCGGCGTAGGTATTCCGTTAATTCTGTTTATAATATAATTGATATGCTCGTAATACTTGTTTATTCTCAATCTTTTAAGAATATCCCTCATTTTTAAATAGGTTATTTTTTTCAAGTCAGTTATTTTCTCTTTCTTAATTTCCGTTAAAATCTTTTCAAATATTTCGTCAGGTATATCCGTACTCTCTTTTCCCTGAACCTGATTGCACCACTCCCTAAAATGATTAATCCTCTTATAACAAAAATGCGATGTATCCTTCGTATTCTGCTTTAATATCGGTCTATTTTGCTCTACTAAGAGAAGCTCCTGATATCCACAGATACTACATACAATTATTGCATCGTGTTGGAGGCAAGTCATACTATTTTTACAAACCTTACATATCTCTATGTTTTCGTCCTCAACTGTTCTGACATATCTATTGTTTATTATAGCCATGTATTTATCTACCAAGGTACTCTTGTCATATACCTTGCTATTATCATTCTCATTAATTTCCCCCTTAATTTTATTGGCCTCCGTTTTATCGCTATCAGCACATTTATTTTCTTTTACAAGCTTCTTATTATCTATGTTATTAAGAGCTTCTAATACATTAATCGTGTTAGTATTTATGCTCATATTTCGCTTTTTTTTGGATTCCTTCTTATATATCTTTGGTTTATTAAAGGACTCTTTTACAAAATTTATATTTTGATTAATATCCGATTGCTTATTTACGGTATCGTAATATTGAAATAATATATCGCTAGTATTCTTGTAATACTCTATTTCATCTAAATTATTTAGTTCATTCAATTTACTTTTAATATCTATTATCTGTTCGTTCAACTCTATATTACTGAACCAAAGCCGACTATTAAGTTCTTTATCGGCCGTACTATTTATACTTTTTAATATCTCCATTTTCTTTTCTTCGCAATAACTGAGTTTTTCAAGATAGTATATCTTTTCCTTATCGCTCTTCTCAAAATCCTTTATCATATTATTATGCATCGCGTCCAAAGTAACAGTTTCATTTATATCTGTTGTTAATTTTTTTTTAGACGACTTCTCTTTAAACATCATTATATTTGAATTATAAATATTAAGGTTTATATAATAAAAATAATTTTTGTGTCATATAATCTATATTTTTTTCTCCTCTAATAGTATAAAGAATATAGCGTAAATGGGTGGTGGTCTTCTTCAATTAGTTGCTTATGGTGCTCAGGATGTTTATTTAACTGGTAATCCTCAAATTACCTTTTTCAAAGTAGTTTATCGTCGTCATACTAACTTCGCTATTGAAGCCATTCAACAAACAGCATCGGGAAGTAATTCTCTAGGTTCTCGCGCAACTTATCAAATAACTCGCAATGGCGATTTAATACACAGAGTATATTTTTACGGAAAATTAAAAAACACTTCTGGTAGCAAAAAAGTAGCCTTAGTTCCTAATGTTGGACAAAAATTATTAAAAACTGTTGAATTAGAAATCGGTGGACAACGTATAGATAAACATTATTCTGAGTGGCTTTATATATGGAATGAACTTTCGCTACCCTATGGCAAACGCGAAGGCTATTATAAAATGATTGGTGCTAATAAAGAAAATTGCTGCACACAATTAGCACACACTACCAATAACTCTTATGAATTATATGTACCTTTAGAATTCTGGTTTTGTCGCAATGTTGGTCTCGCTCTCCCTTTAATCGCATTACAATATCATGAAGTTAAAATTAATATTGAATATGAAACTGCGGATAATTTATGCGATGTTAGTACTACCAACTATTGTATTGAAAATGATGTTGCTGATGGTTCAGCAAATGTAACTGCTAATTTTGATAAAACTTTAACATTAGACGAACCTACCTTATGGGTTGATTATATATTCTTAGATACCGATGAACGCCGAAGATTCGCCCAATTATCCCACGAATATTTAATTGAGCAATTACAATTTACTGGAACTGATACTATAACTTCTTCGGGTGCTAACGCGGATTCAATGAAAAGCATGCGTATGAATTTCAATCATCCCTGCAAAGAACTCATATGGGCTATCAAAAGATCTGACCAATCATCTGTATATTGGAATAACTTTTCTACCGCAGAAAAAGATGAAAATGCTGGAGCAGGCACTGATGTTACCTTCAACAACTATATAGTTTCTAGCAATCCCGTAATGCAAGCAAAAATAATGCTTAACGGCAATGATCGTTTCGCAACAAGACAAGGCGAATATTTCTCTCTTGTTCAACCTTATGAACATCATGAAAATACTCCTGACATGTACCACAAGGGCATCAATGTTTATTCGTTTGCTCTAAAACCTGAAGAACATCAACCAAGTGGCACTTTAAATATGTCTCGTATTGATACCGCTGTTCTATCTCTATCTTCTAAAATGGCGGGAACTATATATATATTTGCTGTTAACTATAACGTTCTACGTATATTATCTGGCATGGGTGGCCTTGCTTATTCTAATTAAATATGATATCTATGATATCTACGATATCTATGATATCTATGATAGCCACAGTACAATTTTTTCGTTTTTTAATTTATAATTATTATCAATAGATAATATTATATTATATAAAATTTTTGATATTTGTATTGATGTCTTATGAATATCGTTATTTGACCAATTATTTTTATTTTTTTCATTAAAATAATATGAAATAATATCTTACAAATAAGGCAAGCATCCTTTATTCATTGAATTGGTATATTTATACGCATTTATTTTATATCTCATATACAAAAATTCTTTATCTGTAAGAATTTTGTAGTTTTTAAAACTTTTCTTAACCTTATTTAGTATTTTCTTATAATCATTAGTAATCTCATAACTAACTTTTTTTAATTAAATAAGATTTTTACATATCACAATTATACTTATTTCTTTTATCTCCGACTATACTTTTAAAATTTGTCTCTTTTTTAACAAAGATATTAGACGACTTATTTATTTCACTCAACTTGTTGAGTTCATAATAGCCTTGCAAATACCTAACAATATTTACCAGCAATTACTAATTGCAGATAGCATATTAAAGATTAATATATTTTATAAAACTAAAAAAATAAATCTATTTTTATATTATAAATAATAAATTATCATATAACTTAATCGTCGCTGATAATAATATCATTTAGATAAGGTTCGAGAATTTCATTAACAATAAACTCTGGTTTAAATTCATCGTAATTCATAAATATTTTTAGAAGTTGTTCTGAAAATCCCGATACAATAGCAGTCCCTTCGGTATCGCAATTAACAGGGAAAATTTCATTGCTGTCTGAATTAAGATTCCAAAATATAAACTTGGGTGCTTTATAATTATTTTTATTATATAGTTTAACAATACTTTTATAAACAGTATCCAGATTATTAGCATTCGCATTCGCATTGTTAAATTGCATATCTGTAAATACAAATAGTTTTGATGGCATTTTATCTTGTGTAACGTTGTATTTAATAGCGTAGTTAATAATTTCCTCATTACATTTTACAAAATCAGTACTATATCCAAAATTAATTTTCATTATGTTTTTAATACATTCATGAAGAGTAGGAATGACTTTGTCCTCATTATCTTTATTTACATAACTAATCAAATCTACAAGTTGCGGTTCTTCACTAAATGTAATAATTTTATTAGCAAAATTTCCCTTACAACACAATGATGTAATAATACCTAGTGCGATGGCTACTTGTGCCGGAATACTTCCATTTTTAGCATTAAACATAGAACCTGATACATCAACTATAGAAATAGCATTATCAAAATTTCCTGACTTTTTAACATTCTCTACAATTGTTCTCCATTGCATCTCCGTTGTTTGACAGAGTTCATTATTATCGATTTTATCCAACTCTTTAATATAAACACCTATCAATTCGTGAGGAAGAATACCCGCTACATTAATTTTTTTAACATTATTGCGTACATCTTCTAGATATTTACTATATCTTTCTTTATCATGATTAATAAAAGCCTTCTTCAATCTATTTGAAGCAACCCCTGGAACATTTTCATATTTAATAGTTTCCCATTTATTTTCACACATATTCGCTTCAACAATATCTATCTTTTTCCTCAAAGGTACTAAATAATCCTTCCTATATTTTTCCATCTTACACATATCTTTACTTCCGTAGATAAATGAAGCAACTTTCTTTGCATATTGTCTTCTTTTGTCATACTTATCATTTTCACTTGGAGCCCATTTAGCACATAGAGAAATTGGTAGATTATTTTCCAAATTCATCTTATCATGAATTAATTTTTGAGCAATAATATTTAATTCAAATTTATGTTCTATGCTTTTCAATTTATAACTTATATAATGTAAATCTTTCCAACAACCATATTTTTCAATATAATTATTAATATTATACATATATGTGTTTAATTTATTTTTACGCAACCAAATCATAGCATCATTAGCAATCTTCTTCTCTTTTTTTCCCTTTAATCTATCACGACCATTAAAAATAATCGCCACAGTTTTTTTAGGGTTTTCTTCCCAACATTTTTCTAGATACTTATTACTTACTTTAATATCCAAATCTCTTACAAACAACATAAAATAATCTACAATATAACTCCCTGTTGTTTTTAAAGCATTTCCGTCATTCGCAGTTTTTGTTAAAACACTTCTAACATTAGGAGTTTCCATCGTATATATAGTATATATGATACTATATATTTATATCAATTTTTATTATTTATTATAATATGTAAAAAAATAAATGATAATGTTTATTTATCAAACAGATGCTGCGAGTTTACTTGCNGATGGAGGAAAATGATGAGAAATTAGTTTTTGTAGAATGAAATAATTGATATCTTCTTTATCTCCTACNTTTAGGATTTTCTTAAGTTTATCATCAGGAAGAATGAAGCGCTTATTTTCAGGTTTATTTAGATTATGCTCTTTAACATACGAGTTGATAAATCTGGTAATATCAGTTCGCGATTTCTCAGTTCCATGAGGAACTCCGATGAAATCACATAGTTCATCTGATATTTTGTTAGGTTTGGCAAAACCCGACGGTGAATTTTTAGCATTCTGTCGTTTTTTCTGCGCCTTCTCAATTATCTTCTGTTGTTTCTCATAATCTTTGCTCAAAACTTTTAGAAGATTTTGAACTTCTTTGAAATTAACAAATAATGTATTAACTTTCTCAATAATTACAGAAACCGCATTATCTTTAACTTGCGACGGTTCAACACCTACCGCTTCACCTTCGGTTTTCATAATAGGAACACTTAGAGATACAGGAGTAACAACTGATTCTGTGGGTACTGAGGGTACTGAGGGTACTGAGGGTACTACTGTTCCCGCAGGTGTTGCTGTCGCCAAAGGCAATTTAGTAGCAACTTGCTTTTTAGGTGCTTGTTTTGTTTCAGTCGCCGGTGATGGAAGAGGTACTTGAGTCGCTTTTTTTGACGCCATTATATTCACTTTATGAATACATATATAATTATATGTTTATATCATTTTATAAGAGCATAATTATAATTTATTTACAATAAATAAACATATGAAAATAAAAAGGGTAGGAACATACTTAACAGGGTTTAAATATTACAATTATAATAATGAAGAGATTATAGATGATATAAAAATAACTAATATAAAAAAATTAAAAATTCCTCCATGTTACAATAATGTAGTTATATTAAATAATAAAAAAATAGTAGCATATGGATATGATAGCAAGGGGAGAAAACAG